CAAGAACCATCCACTCACACGTAGTGTGTTTGAGCAGTCTAGGCCTTCTGGTTACGCGGAAGTAAATAGATCCCTCATTATCACTCGTAAAGGTGTCCCTGAAAAACTAACCAGGGCGTGCGAGCGTAGCGAAATCGAGGAGAAACCAGCTGTGGTTTCCTCGTCGGGGAGTGTGTCCCCGTCGCTTACAGCATTAAATGCGAACCCATATGGTTTTGGATTTTGGAGTCAAGATCCAAATGTTTTGCAAATGAGAAATACATGGCCGGTTACATGGCCGAATAAGAAAAAATTTGCATGTTGGAATTGTAATTCCCCTAAGCATTTAGCTGCATTCTGTACTAAGCCTCGAAGCTTACCCACATCATATGTGGATGTGCGCATCAATTGTTGGTGCTGTGGTTCTAATACCCATAAGGCTACGGAATGTCGAGATGATTATAATTTCTTGAAATTGATGGAAAGGAGGAAGATGATAGATAAAGAAGTCAATAAGGTGAATTTGGCTAATGTTCGTTGTTTTAATTGTACATTACAGGGGCACATGTGTAAGGATTGCCCCTATTCTGATCAAGATGACGAACTTGACTATACAGATGTATTATCTGATTTTTCACTTGTTACTTCGGATTCTGATGAATCGTCTGATGTTATTGGAAAGCAAGATGGATATTATCCTGCGTCCAAAAATATCGAGAAACCGACATACTGTCCTGATAGGCCCATCCATAAAATTGGTGATTCATATTTTATTATGAATGAACCCTCAGTAATGAGATGGAATGATGTGTCGGGCGAAGTAGATCAACAACCTCCAAAATATGAACGTCAAATTGAAAAAGGGTGGTCAGTGTCTGAGGAAGACACTACTGAATCTGAGGTTGAGCTTACTCAACAAGAATTTAAATGTAAAGAATTATTAAGTTCAGATTCAGAAGAGGAGAAAGATCCTGATTGTATGGGTCCCTCCAAGACCATGAAAATGCCCAGCAATATTGAAATTTCGGAAAAGTTTGCGCACATTGATGGGGTACATGAGTTACCTGTTGGACATCAATGGGAATGGTATGATAATTTGGATGAACATTTTACGATGAAGTGTAGAATGACGATAAAAAATATATACCGTTGTGGGGGTGCTGATGACGGACGGCCTGATTGTTTTACAGGCGCTGAATTAGTCCATGAAGACCCCGTATTTGCCGAAATATTGTATGAACGAATACCGGTTATCCGTTTGTTTGAATTTAACGATAAGCATAGGAGTATTGATGCACCATTTTCAACTAAGACAACTTTACGAGTTTCGTTGGAAATGTCTAGTCAGATGTTGACTCCTAGTAATATAACATTTCAAATGGATAGGGAAACGATTTTTAGTCGATTAACTCAGGCGGCGAAAGGCATAGCGAAAGTTAATGCCAACCGCGGTTTCTCTAATACTGGCAACCTTGTATCACAAGACACTATTTGTTTCGCGTTCAATATATCAAAGTATTATTTCTTTGAACGCCGGAACCTGATACAAGGTTTGGATTTTATGCAATAACAAGACATGGAACTACAGCAACTTTTGGGTATCGTTCAAACGAGGTCAATTTGCCTCCTCTTCCTGAAATTAAGGATGGAGTGAGGGTAAAATTTTATGATAGCGTAAAACATAAGCTACGACCCGTTGTTCGAACTACCCTTGGTTGCCATGTACTTGGAGCGGCTAACCCGCATCCTGATCCGTCCGATTTGGAAACCATGTTAGATGGTGCAAGTCGAAGATTTTGCCGTAAGCCACCTTCTCCCGATCCTGAAGTTATGGGTCGTTTTAAGGCATATGTGGCAAAATGGTTAATAAAACACATGACCCCCCTGGATTCATCAGCTGATACAAGTTTTGAAACTTGGATACGTGATGCACCTTATCCCTTGTGGCGTAAAAATGAATTACGACGACGATATAATGATTCACAAGGTTATATAACTTCCGAAAATTTGTATGATCGAGTAGAAATGGTAGTAGTTCGAGATGCTACCGGATTTCCTCAAGTGCGTTATGTTGGAGTGCAAAATAGGTATTGTAGAGTTAATTCTTTTCAAAAAGATGAGACGTACCCTTGCTATAAAGCAGCGCGCGGGATAAATTCTCGCACGGATGAATTTAAAGTAAGAGTGGCGCCAATATTTAAATTGATAGAGAAAGAACTATTTGCACGACCAGAATTTATAAAACACACACCTGTAGACGAGCGAGCGCGTGAAATAAAAGAAAAATTATTTCAAGCGGCATCGCACATAATAGGAACCGATTATACAGCATTTGAATCACTGTTCACACGCGAATTTATGGAAGCATGTGAGTTCCAATTGTATGGTTATATGTCACAAAATTTGGATGACACAGATTGGATTAAGATAGTGACAGATGTACTCGGAGGTGAAAATCAATGTATGTTTAAGGAAAAGTTCACGATAGTTACACCGGCTACGAGAATGTCAGGGGAGATGTGCACATCATTAGGAAATTCTTTTGCGAACCTGATGGCGATGAAATTTATTGCCAAAGAAATAGGTATGAAGAGTTTAAGGTCGAGAATAGAAGGCGATGATGGAATATTCACATTCTATGGACCTAAACCGACAAACCAGGATTTTGCAAAATTAGGGTTAATCATCAAAATTGAGGACTATGATAGCCTCACTGAAGGATCTTTCTGCGGTATAATAGCAGATGAGGATGAGATGATTAATGTTACTAATCCTATTGAATCATTGTTGGATTTTGGTTGGACAACACGAGATTACGTTCGTTCAAAACAGAAACGTAAGTTAGAATTGTTGAAAGCGAAGGCGTTGAGTCTCGCTTATCAATACCCGGGTTGCCCGATTTTAAATAGTTTATCCAAGTATGGTTTGCGAATGTGCGAAAATTCTCATGTGTATTATGGAAATTTAAATGAATATGAACGAGAAATATTTCGTGTTATGTTTCAAAAGTATCGAGATAATGTACCTCAGCGTGAGGTCGGTTTTAAGACTCGATTGTTAGTGGAAAAACGATTTGGGGTAACGGTTGAAGATCAACTGTCGATTGAACGGTATTTGGACAATAAGACCGATTTATCCCCAATTGAGCATGTGGCTATATTGTCCAACTGCCATCCGGATGCATTAAATTATTATGACAAATATGTTGTTAATTTTATACCTAATGAGGGTAGAATTAATGACTTAGATTTTCCGTATGAGGGCGGTTATGGCCTAAAGAAAGCAACTAACGTTTTTGATTTATATGGTAAGACGACGAAACAACAAGAGTGGAAACGCTCCTCGTTCGGTGAGGAGAAGGGTACGTGGTGGGAGAAGAAAGCAAGCGCCAGTGGTGCGCGAGATAGTAGTACGCCGACCGGCACCTCGGCGACGTATTGCACGAATCCGACCCCCTATGAGCATGGCCGAAAAAGTCGGATCAGGGCTCGGGGGATTGGTCGGTAAAGGTTTAGGTTATTTAATATCGGGCTTTGGTGATTATAGAGTTCAGAATAATTCATTGTTAACTGGTGGCTTAGACCCACCTGAGGTTATCAATGCAGTTGATCAAGGCGGG